AAGCGGCCTCGTCGGGGCGCTGCGGACAACCGCCCAAACATTCGCTGGGTTCCCGCGCATCCGTTTATCCGCCCGGCATTGGATAGCGCTGGCCCTCGGGCTGTGGCTGCGGCCATTAGTCGCGGGCAGGAACGGTTACCTGAATTGCTTTCTGGCCAAGACGCTGAGATTTCAGAATGAGCATCGAGAGCACGCTTTTCACTCTGCTCGGCCCGCTGGCAGCGAACCGGGTATATCCCGACCTGACGCCTGAGAATCCCACCTTTCCACTGATCGTCTATCAGCAGGTAGGCGGCACGGCAGGCTGGTATGTCGAAAACGCCATGCCGGATAAGAAGAACGCGCGGATCCAGATCAACGTTTGGGCGAAGACGCGTGTTGAGGCGAATACCCTCGCTCGGTTGATCGAATTGACCATCTGTCAGAGCACCTTGATCGCCGAACCCTATGGCGCCCTGACCGCTTTATACGACGACACATTGAAGATTTTTGGCACCAGGCAGGACTACGGCATCTTTTATCCCGATTAACCCACCACCCTTGTATCAAACCGACCCAGCCATGCGCCGGGTTTTTCATTTATAGGACAACGATTATGACCAGCTTATTTGTAAATGGCGCCAAGTACGCCGTCGCTACTCCTGGAACGCCGATCGCGGTCACCGCAATCTCCAACGCAAATCCCGGCGTCGCCAGTGTCGTCACACCGCCGACGGATGGAACGATCGGAATCCTCGAAAGCGGATGGACCGATCTAAACGACAGCGTCATTCACACGACGGGGGCTACAGAGGATGCATTCTCTCTTGCCGGCGTGGATACGACCAGCGTAACCGAATACCCGGCTGGTCAGGGTGTAGGTACGTTTGCAGCAGCGGGCGCCTTCACCGGTCTGTCGCAGGTTCGCACCGTCGACATGGCTGGTGGCGATCAGCAGTTCTTCCAGTGGCAGTACGTCGAAGACAAGAGCGGCCGGCAGCGTCAGAAGCCGACGTTCAAGAACGCGATGACGCTGACCATGACAATGGACTATGACCCAACATTGGCATGGTATACGGCGCTTATCGCTGCCGATGCTGCCCGGTCACCTGTGATCCTGCGCGAAACCTTGCCCGACGGCGACGTGATCTATTACTACGCGTATCCGTCGTTCAACAAGGTTCCGACCAAGACCATCAATGAATACATGACCAATACGGCCACGTTCTCGCTGATTTCGGATCCTGTTCGCGTGGCGGCTGCGTAATGTTCACAGTCAAAGCCAACCCGACGTTCGAGGCAACCCTGACCATCGTCGGTCAGGGGCGTGAGCAAAAGCTCAAGCTCGTATTTCGTCACCAGACCAAAGAACAATACCAGGACATGTTCAAGCGGCTGCAGGATAAAGAAATCGACTGGGGCGATATGGTGCTCGAGGTGGTTGAATCCTGGGATGCCGATATTGATCTGGATAAGGCCGGCGTCACGCTGCTGCAGGAACACCAGCAGGGCGCGGACATCGCGATCATCACCGGGTACGGCGAAGCGCTCAAGGTCGAACGCAAAAAAAACTGACAGAGGCGGTGGCGGCCTTTTACTGGTCGGCACCCACCGCCGCGGATCTGGCAGGTACGGCCTACAGGGTGTCCGACTACAAGCCGCCTGATATTGACCTCTGGCCGGAGAACGATGCGCCGTTTGCGTTGTTCGCGAAATATCAGACCCAGTGGCGGGTAGGCATGAACGGGCCGGTTGGGCTGGACTATTCGGTTTTCCTGCACGACCTTGATCGCCGGGGAATATCGGGCGAAGAACACGACGAAATCATGGATGCCATTCGAGTAATCGAAGGCGCCGCCCTGAATGAAATTCATAAGAGCTGACAATGGCTGACGAAAACATCGGTACGGCGCGGATCGATATTAAGGTCGATACCTCGCAGTTCGACACGGCTATCGATGCGGCCAAATCCAGGGTAAACGGTTTTACCGGAGACGCCGCGACCGCCTATGACGGTATGACGGCAGCCCAGAAGCGTGCGGCCGATTCGCTCAGTCAGATGGCTGACAAGATCAATCTGACCAAGCAGGAACAGATTGTCTATAACGCGACACTGAAAGATTTGCCGACGGCGGTCCTTGATGAACTAAAGGTCAAATTGGCTGCAAGTGCGGCGGCGTCGGCAACAGCGGGCGAAGCTGTCCATGAATTTGGCCTGAACAACTCGTTTGCGCGGCGTGAACTTGGACGCCTGGTCAGCGACATCGCTAACGGCAACTACGGTCGGTTCGAACAAACGTCGCTGACACTGGCGAACGCGAGTGGGCTACTCAGTTTGGCATTTAGCGCAACGGGTGCCGCTGTAATCGGATCCATTGCTGCGTTTGGTGCGTTTGCCGTTGCAGCGGCCAAGGGTGCGGCCGAGGCAAGCAACTTTAACAAAGCACTGATTCTGACAGGCGGGTATGCGGGAGAGACCGCCGGCGACATGACCGATATGGCTACGGCGATTGCCAATGCCACCGGTGGCTCGCGTGGGAGTGCTGTCACGGCGCTGACGGACTTGGCGAACGGCGGCAAGGTTGCGGGTGACCAATTCGATGAGGTCGCGACCGCAGCCGTCAATATGTCGGCGGTCACTGGAACGTCGGTCGACACGATTGTTCAGCAGTTCGAAAGCTTGGCCGATAAGCCGACTGAGGCCATTTCGAAACTGAATGACCAGTACCATTTTCTGACAGCTTCGCAGTACGAAGAAATCGCCACGCTGGAGCGCGAAGGTCAGACGCAAGATGCAACGCGGTTGGCGACTGATCTGTACGCTGCCGCGATCAACACGCGGACGGCGGAGATCAAAGCCAATCTCGGCCTGCTGGAGCGAGCCTGGGATTCGATTAAGGACCACGCCAGCGCTGCGTGGGCAGCGATGGAAGCGGTCGGTGCGCCCGATACGCTCGGTTCGGTCAATTCCAAGATTGCTGAACTGAACGATCAACTAGCCAAGGCGGGCGGAGCGGGCGCCGCGTCAGGCGGATCCGAAACAGCGCTGGGCGGGGTGACGGGTCGTCCGAATCGGGCTGCACAGATTGTCGCGGCGCTCAAAACGCTCAGCGCGCAGCGCCAGACGTTGCTGGATGCCGATACGGCCGCGCATAAAACGGCGCTCGATCAGCAGACGCAAGATACCGCGACCCACGCCCAGTCTGAAATTGACATTCTCGCTAAGACCATTGCGACGAATCAGCAAAAGCGCGAAGCTGATGTCAAGAAAATCAAGGCGATGTACGCCGATTTAGCTAAGGCCAATCCTGGCGGATCGCTAACGTCTTCGCAGTCGTCGCAAGAGGCGCAACTGATCGCCGCGGCGAATGAAAAGTACAAGGATAAAGCCGGCTCCGCCAAAGCAGTCACCGACGATGCAGCGACCAAGATGCTGCAAACCCTGCGTGACCAGGGCGCAGCGCTTGAGGCGGAACTCGTCACGAACGGCAAACTTGGAACCTCGGCACAGCAACTGGCCAAGTTCGAACAGCAAATTTCCGACCTAAAGAACAAATCAGTCTTGACCGCAGACCAAAAGAGTTTGCTAGCGAATCAGAGCGCGATTGAAATCGAGCTGCAGAAGAACGTCGCGCTCGATAAGCAGGTTGCGTACAAAGCGGCCATCCAGAAACTCGACGAGCGCTCAGCACAGATCAACGCGGCGAATGCCACGGCACTACAGAGCCAGCAAGATCAGTATGCCCGGGAAGAAGGCGCTTTTGGGCAGGGCACCCAAGAGCAGCAGCGGGTGGGTTCTGAGCAAAGCATTCGAAATAGTTTCACTAGGCAGAATCAGCAACTCGCGAAGGCCGCAACGGACGGCACGCTGTCCTCGCCCGACTATGCTAAAGCGCAGACCGACCTACAGAACAGCCTCGACGCCCAGTTGGCCGCGCTCAAGCAGCATTACGCCAATGTCGACGACCTTCAATCGAATTGGGAGTTGGGTGTTTCGCAGGCCTTCGCTAATTACACCGACTCCGCGAAGAACGCATATCAAGAAGCGGGGAATGCGTTCAAAAGTGTCACTAGCGGTATGGAAGACGCTTTCGCCAGCTTCGTTACCACCGGCAAACTCAGTTTCTCCGACCTGACGAACAGCATCATTTCTGACCTGGCTAAGATGGCAGCCCATCAAGCGATTGCCGGATTGGCCGGATCACTTGATCAGGCGCTCGGGAGTGGCGGAGCGTCGCTCACCGGCCTAATCAAGGCGAATGCGTCATCTGATCCGATAGGTTCTTTGATTACGTCTATTGGCCAAGGTCATGCAGACGGAGGTCCGGTGTCTGCAGGGATCACTTACCCAGTAAACGAACGCGGCGATCCAGAATTGCTAAATACGGGCGGCAAGCAATATCTGATGATGAACCAAAATTCAGGATCGGTCACGCCGATGAAGGCACTGCAGGGTGGCACCGGCCAGGCTGCGAATGCACCTAATGTGCAGATCAATGTTGTGAATAACAGTAGTCAGCCGATTACAGCGACTCAAAGCGCACCAAGAATCGATGCCGGAAAGCAAGTCATAGATTTGTTGATCAAAGACGCGCAGACCAACGGCAAGTACGTTCGCACGCTTAAAGGAGCGCTTGGGTAATGGCAACTCCAACTTTCCCGAGCTACGCCCGCATTATTGCGGACGGCTATGGCGACCAGGCCGATTTTGGCGTGATCCGATCCGATATGGATGGCTTAGCCAAACAGCGGCCACGGTGGTCGAAACCGATCATTACTCGCACCGTTACGATCATGTTGAACACCGTATCGGACAGGATTCTGTTCGATACTTTCGTGCGTGATGACTTAAACGGAGGATCGTCTTGGTTCACGTTTACCGATCCCATTGACGGCGTGTCCAAGCAAGGGCGGATTTCGAGCGGACCTGTCCAGTGGTCTACGCCGGGTGTCGTGTGGCTTGCGAAAGCATCTATCGAGAGCCTGACATGAGCCGACAGTTCACGCCGGGCGCGGTTCGCCAACTGCTGGCGACCAGTGCCGATGAGGGACTGCTGGTCGCCGTCGAAATCACGCATCCGGATTTGGACGTACCTATTCGCGTGGTGAGGGACGTGCAGGACCTCGTCGCGCAGGGCGATACCTATATCGCATGTCCTTTTGAATTGACGTTACCCGACGATGTGGAAGGTCAGATCCCGCAGGCTAGCATCCAAGTCGACAATGTATCGCAGGACTTGACTGAGTGGCTTGAGGTGAGCCGTGGAGGCCAAGGCGCACAGTGCCGGTTGATACTGCTTTATAGATCAGAGCCGGATATTTTTGAGTTCGATATTACGTTGGACATGTCCAATCTGAAAATCGACAATCTCCACGTTACAGCAACCCTTGGGTTTGTGAACACGTTGGCAACCACGGCGGTGACGGCATTGTTCACGCCAGCCACGGCGCCCGGATTGGTTTGATTGGAGTTAGAATTGCCGATCAACTGGAGACCGGCATGATAAGAAAAATAGCGATCGTGTGTGTACTAATGGCGCTTGGCGGCTGTTCCTACGGTATAAAGAGCGGACAAAAATACACCAGTGAAAAGGTCGGTGTTCAGATGAATTATGAGGCTGCCTTTAGATTGGCTGATGCCCAGGCTAGAGAATGCGCCAAGAATGCCACTGTAGCCGGCAACGTTTATTCGGACAATCACACTGGAATCGTTCGAGCAACACTTCCCCCATATTCGGAGGGCGATGCGTTGCGTGTGGAGCTTTCCTCACGTGGCCCTGGTTCGACTGACGTAACGATTACAGTGATGGATGCAGGAATGTACGATGCAGCGATGGTTGACGCAGTGAAAAATACAATGGTGACCGGGAAGATTTTATGCCGTGATGGATCGTACTGGAACACGCACAGGATTCAATAGATAGTCTTTAGAAAATCTAATCATTTCCAAGCCCCCTAGAACGGGGCTTTTTTTATGCCTGGACAAAATGCATTGGAGCGATAGTTATGTTGGCCGGCCGTACGTCGCTGAGACTGGCGATTGCGCATCATTGGCGGCAGATATAGCGAGAACCGTGCTCGGCTGCGCATGCCGCCTCCCGACTTCGCATTCCACCGGTCTGCGTGAGCAAGCTAAGCAAATCTTGGACCACCGGGATTCACTTGCGACACGTGTAGACACCCCCCTTGATGGCCAACCGGCACTCTTCGTTGGCCGTGGTCGCACCTGTCACATCGGAGTCGTTTGTTTTATCGCCAATGAAGTTTGGATTTTGCACGCCGACCAAGGATCGGGGTTTGTCGTCCGTGAGCGCTTAACCAATATGACTCAGTTCAAATTTCAGCTTGAGGGATTTTACAGATGGATTTGACGACGCCGCATGAGGTTGTGGTTCATCGACCGCGATTTATCAGCATGCCGCATGCTCTGGTGTCCGATGGACGTGAGCTCTCCTATGCGGAATTTCTTCCGCGCGAAACGCTTGGTTCATACGTTGATCGTAATGGCATTAGTATCGCTCGAGGGCCAATTTACGTCTGGCATAACGGTCACCGTGTGCCCGAAGCGCTATGGACCAGACTGATTCCTCGCCACGGGGACTTGGTTGTCATCCGTGCACGTATGCAGGGCGGCGGTGGTTCGGCGAAGATCCTTCGGACAGTAGCGCTTGTTGCATTAGCTATTGCGGCTCCGTACGCCGCCGCTGGAGTTTCGGGGGCAGCTGTAGCTGCGGGCTACAGCGCTACTGCCGCCGCAGCCTTCGGTGCCACAGCGAGCGCCGCGATTCTGCTCGGCGGCTCGATCCTGGTCAATGCTCTCATTCCGCTTCCCAATGCGAACACCGCCGCCGCAGCCAACCAGGCCGTCACCGACAGCCCCGTCTACGCGATCCAGGCCGCCAGCAATAGCGGCCGGCTGTACGAACCGATGATGCTGGTCTTTGGCTTTTGCCGAGTGACCCCCGATCTTGGCAGCAACCCGTCGACCAATTACGTCGGCGACGATCAGTACCTGAGCCAGATCTTTCACTTTGGTCTGCAGCCGGACATGGTCATTTATGACTTTCGCATCGGTGACAGCCTACTGACGAACTTCCAGGGCGTCGAGATTCAGCGGTCAGGCTGGGACGGTGCCATTACGCTCGCCCCGGATAACGTCGATACGATCCAGGGCTATGACTTAAATTTCCTGGACGGTTGGAATTACCGAACGACTCCGGACAGCACGACGTGGTTTGAGATTGAACTTGCCGCGCAGCTATACAGCGTGGATCCGTCGACCGGCGCATTCGGTCCGCAAACGGTCATTGTGCAAGCTGAGTATCGGGATGTCCAGAACGACACCTGGATCCCTATCGGCGCCTATTCGAACCCGATTTACGCCACGCATTACTGGGCGCTCGGAATCTATGACATCGCCAGTGGCGATTCAGGCGGCCTCGGAAACTGGAATCAAGTCTCGTATGGATCGCTCGTCGAGTCAGACCATACGAACGGCGAACAGTATCAGGACTGTACGAGCTTTGACACGGGCGGCGGGGATAGCGGCGGCGGTGTGCAAACCTCTTGCAAAACATACGAGTGGCGGTGGTTGCCGCATCCTTTCCAGCTGGGACGTCCGTGGCAGGGTGTCGCGCCCGATCCGCTGATTGGCTATGACGTCGAAGAAGGCGTCCAACTCACAGGCAACTCCAATGCCGCCGTACGTCAAACGCTGAGCGTTGGCGTTCCTCTGGGTCAGTACGAAATTCGGGTATCGAAAGGGAACCCGGACTTAGCGACGACGACCGACTCGAACGTGGTGTCTGTCACGCAGATTCGGGCATTCCAGACCACGCCGACGGACTACACCGGTCAGTCCCGGATGGCCGTCCGAATCAAGGCGACATCGCAGCTAAACGGTCCGATCAACCAGCTTTCGGCGCTTTGCCAAGCGTTTTGCAACGTCTGGAACGGTACGGACTGGGTCTACACGCAGACCAGCAACCCTGCTTGGTGGTTTCTCTGGTACGCGCTCGGAAAGCGCGATGCGAATGGGCAGCGGATCTACGGCGGCGGCATCAGCGCGGACAGGATCGATGTAGAAAGTATCAAAGCCTGGGGCGCGTACTGCACTTTGAAGGGTTGGACGTTTAATTACGTCCTGCAGCAAAAGACCACAGTCGACGCGATGTTGACCATGATCGCGCGGTGCGGACAGGGGTCCTATTCCTGGCAGACTGGCAAGCTGGGGGTTATTTGGGACGCACCGAATCAGCCTGAGGTAGCATTGATCGGCCCGTTCAATATCAAGTCAGGTACGTTTTCGGTCAGTTACGTCGACGCGACGGTAGACGGGATTATCGGCAACTTTATTAATCCGGCCCGCGACTGGGTGGCCGATCAGGTGCGTGTGGCCGTGCCCGGCGCACCGGTTCTGGACAATCCGCAGACGTTCGACCTGGACGGCGTGACGGACGCAGCACTCGCCGGGCGTCAGATCAATCTGCTTGCCGCGCAGCAATACTTCATGCGCCGACGGGTGGCCTGGGAAATGGACATCGAGGGATACGTCGCTACCCGAGGCGACGTGGTTCGGGTGAGCCACGATCTGACGGTGTGGGGCTATGCGGGAAGGCTGACTGGCGGCGATCGCACCACGCTTCAGTTGGATCGCGCCGTGCCGGCCGGCGGTACGGGGTGGATGAATCTACGCAGCCCTGACGGCCGCATGCAGGCGATCCAGGTGAGCGGCGTCGGTTCGGTCGACCAGTTGACAATTCTTACCCCGCTGCCGGTGGACTTTCCCATGCCGGGTGACGCTGATTGGAGCGATGTTGTCGCGCTGGATTGGGCGTGGCAATTCGATCCGCTTGCAACACCCGGTCGCCGGCTGAAAATCGTCTCTGTGTCGCCAACGAATGACGACGGCGTGCAGTTCGAGGCAGTGGACGACGATCCAGATTATTACCTGTCGGAAACCAACCCGTTCGCCTATACGCCGCCGCGAGACGGCTCGCTACTGAGCGGAGTGGTATTAGCTCTGGCGACCTCAGAACAGATCCTGGCCGTGGCAAGCGACGACATCCAAGTGCGGTTGGATTATGTCCTGTCCGCCGCGCTGCAGGTCAACATCGACTACACGATCAACGGTCAAGCGTATCCCACGGTAGTGACGTCCGACCGATTCGCGACAATCAGCGCGCATACGGGCGATGTGATAGTGGCGACCGTGACGCCCGTGGCACCGACTGGGAAGGGTGTTGCGAAGTCGATCACCGTCACGGTCCAGGGGCTTCTGACGCCGCTGCCCGCGGTAACCGGGTTGACCAGTGTGTTCCGTGATGGGCTTACCGTCTTGAGCTGGGATCCTGTCTCCGACGTCCGAGACCCGGCCTACGAGGTTCGGCTTGGATCGACCTGGGAAAACTCGGCGACTGTCGCCATCACGCCGAGCACAGAACTAGTCGCCGTCGGGAACGGCCTTTATTTTGTAGCGGCTCGGTTTGTGACTTCCAAGGGCGTGGTCGTCTACGGTCTGGCAGACACCCTGTCGATCGCAGGGGCGACGCTCGTGCGCAACGTGCTCGTCACGGTCGACGAAGATCCGGCCTGGGACGGCACAGCATCAGAAGGTGCATTCGTCCTGGACGGTGTTCTCACCTTAGCCGGCACCGGCGACATTCTTTCAGTACCCGACATCCTGGCCCTGGATGACATATTGCTTTATGGCGGCGTGGCGACCGAAGGGATCTACCAAACGAAAGACACCAACGTCGTCGACATCGGCTTTACGACGCCGGTGCTGGTCACCTTCTCGGTTTCGGGATTCGCTATCAATTTTGCCGACGACATTCTTGGCGTGGCGGACATTCTGGCCATGCCCGATATTCTCGGCGGATCGAACCAGCAGCACTACAAAATCCAGCCCCAGATCCGCACGGCAACCGTGGCCGGCGACTGGACGGATTGGCGCGATTACGTACCGGGTCTCCTGAACGCTCGGTACTTCGATGTGCGACTTCTGTTGCAAACGGATAGCCCGCTCATCGTCCCATACGTCGACCACTTCTCGTGGACGATCGATGTCCCGGACATGATCCAGAAAGCCGAGAGCGTCGCCGTCCCCAGTGCGGGGCTGCATGTCACGTTCGGGAAGGATTTTCACGCGGTTCCCAACATTCAGATCACGCAGTTGGATGCGGTGAACGGCGATCGCTTCTCGCTGACGAACGTCACGACCGAAGGATTCGACATCTACTTTTTTAACAATGCGACAGCCATTGCGGCGGTCATGAATTACTTGGCACAGGGGTACTGATATGTCGCAAGACAGTATTGTTCTTTCCACGACGCCGCCGTTCCCGGGGCTGTTGGCCGTACAGAACATCAACAAAGCGAACCAATCGATCGCGACAGATTTCGCGGGGACTACCGATCCGGCCGCGGTGACCGGTCCGTATATGACCTGGGCGGACACGGCGAACAATCTGATCAAGCGCCGCAATGCTGCCAATAACGCGTGGGTAGTGGAGGGGACCTTATTCCTGCCAACCCCGGGCATCTATCCGTCCAACGCCATTCCGGCTTCGGATCAGGGTACGGATCTGTTCGTGCAAGGTGTCGGGCGCATGCGGTGGTTCAACGGGCTCTATGCGCCGAACAATTTCCCGACTCTCTATCGGTCCAAGGGCGAGACATCGCTTGCGAGCACTACCACCATCACGACCGCGCCGGGCCAGTGGCGGGCATTTAATGATGAGTGCGACATCATCCTATCGGCGGGCATCACAAAGTCACTGCAATCATCGGGTGCATGGGCGGCCGGCAATGGCGGGAACGGGCTTTTCACCGGCTCCCGCGCCAACAGCACCATGTATTACAAGTTCGTCATCCGCAAGGATAGCGATGGAAGTGTCGATGCAGGCTTTGACACGTCGATCATCGCAGCGAACCGCCCGGCGGGCTATACGGCGTTCCGCCGGGTTGCGGCGGCCCAGTTTGGCGTGGGGGCGTTCTCACCGTACACGCAGGCGGGAACCGAGTTTTTCTTTGACCTTCCGCTTGCCGTTTTAACTAACAACGGTCTCGCCGCTGGCTGGTCGGGGCCGTACAACATCTTCTGCCCAGCTGGTGTGCGCAGCATCGCGACGCTGAATGCGTCAATGGCCAGTGGATCAAGTTCGGCGCTTTACGTTGGGCCCTCAAGCTCCGGCTCTCTCGGCGTTCCTGCCTACCAGGTGTTTTCGCCGCCAACCGGTGGGGGTGGTGCAAGCGCCAATACCTTCGACACAATGACCGATACCAACGGACAGGTCCATGCAAACGTGACGGTAACGGTTGCCTCGGGCTTTAATCTGGCGATGGTAAAACGCCGCGATTTTCTACAGGACTAAATCATGCCCTTCATTGATAAGACAGCCGTCAACCCTGGTTCATCCGACGTACCTCAGCCGGCATGTGGGCTTGTGGATTGGGTAGACGTGTTACCCGGTCCGACACTGGACGAACTGAAGGCGGCGAAGACCATCGAGGTGAACGCCGCTTTTGAAGTGGCGGCCTCGACGCTGACAGCCGGCTACCCAGACTCCGAGCAGAAGACCTGGCCGATGCAGCAAGCCGAAGCCACGGCATGGAAGGCTGACAGCGCCACGCCCACACCCTACCTCGATGCAATCGCGGCCGTGCGCGGGATCGACCCAACCGTCATGCGTCAGAAGGTCTTGGATAATGTGAGTCTATTTGTCTCGACCAGCCAAACCGCCGTCGGTCTTCGACAAAAGTTCGTCGACGAGATTGCTGCGGCCACGACGCCCGAGCAGATTGCGGCGATTAGATGGCCAGAAGCCACGCCTCAATAGCCGCCCTTCGGGGCGGTTTTCTTTTGGTCTGCACAGGCAACGGTGCGCCGGCCGCATCAACGCCTAGGAACCTCCAATGTCCGAACTAAGTGAACTCACTGCAGCGGTCAGGTCGATCAAGATCGATCTGGACGAACGGCATACGGAGAATGTCGATCGCCTGACTGAGGGCGACAGAAAATTAGACGAGGTAGCGCGACAGGTAAGGGAGCTATCGAAGGCTTTTCCAGAGGGAGATTGGGAAGGCCACCGCAAATACCACGAAGCCGTCATTGAAAAGATAAAGGCTCGCGCCAGATTCTACGAGGCACTTCGTACCGAGCTTGCCACTAAGGGACTATGGGCGTTGATCGTGGCGAT